CATTATACCAACACACAACACGATCAAATGGTGGATCAACTGCGGTTGTTACTTATGAAACTGGTGGAATGCTTTTATATCAAACTAACTAGGGGTTAATATGGCAATCTTTGGATACTTAGAAATAGAACAGACGGTTCAAGTTAATGATAAAATAAGAATCAATGCTACAAAATCTTATGTATCTAAAGGAGAGTCAGCAATAACTCTAGTTAGGATTAAGCCTGAAAGCACTGGATCTTTTGTTACTGTTAGCGCATCTCCAGTGTTAGCTAAAGATTTCTATCTTGATTGGCAATATACAACATCAGGGAATAAAACAATCACACTAGAGATCACAACTAATGGATCTCCAGTAACATTTACAGACACAATTGAAGTGTTATCATCATCTGATGATAAGCTATTTAGTTCAGACAAAGATTTAATGGCTATTGAACCAGATATTTTGAAATGGATACCGGCAGGAAGAAACTCTTTTTTAAACGTACATAGAGCTTCACAAAAGCTTATTCTTGATTGGCTAGATTCAATTAGAATCTGGAGAACTGATGGAACAAAGCTAACAAAAGCTGATTTAAGCTTAACAGATGATCTTAAGCAACTATCGATTTATACAACCTTAGAGTTAATTTACATGGGCATTAGTAACAAAGTTGATGATGTTTTTTTGGCTAAAGCTAAGGAATATCGTTCAAAAGCCTTTGAAGTTAAACAAAGAGGTAGGATACAAGCTGACTTTGATGGAAGCGGAACTCTTAGCTCTGGAGAAGGGGCAGATATGAGATCGTTCAATCTGTATAGAAGATGAGTTTACAAGCGATTAGACCGTATGTTTCAGCTAAAATGAGTGCTCTTGGATATTCAGAGCACACTGATCCATTTAATGATGAAAATATTCCATCTAGTTTATTGGATAATGGATTTCATCAAAGGTTTACCTCCATTCTTGGTGTTGAGAAAAATCAAGCATCTCAAGGGATTGAAGCCGGTATTGAATTAAAGGTATTTTTTAAGGTATTTAGAACTCCAGAAGATGCACTAACACAAAGCATTATCAATGCAGAAAACATTATTGAAGAGCTTTCAGCATTTAAAAATTATGTAAATAATGCTGATCCAATTATGTCGGTTCTGCTTGATTCGCTTTCTTTTGACCCGTACTCTAATGAGAGCAACGATAATATCGTGCAAGTTACTATTAACTTTAGAATTGTTGTATTTATATGCGTTGAATAATTATCCATAGGAGGATTTGGTAATGGCTTGTAACACTTCTCAATATAATCTTGGTATTAGAAACATTCTTATTGGTAAAAATCGTCCACAAAAGACGTGCATTTATACCAAAGCAGATGTTAGCTCATCTCTTCAAAATAAATACATTGTGATGCATGAACCTGTAACACAGGTAAAACATTACTTCTGGTTTAATGTTGGATCTGCTGGTGTTGATCCTGCTGTGCCAAATGCCACTGGTCACGTTGTAGCTATTTCAGCAAATGCATCTAAGAACTCTGTTGCATCTGCATTGCAAGCAGTAATCGATCCTCTTAGCTGGGTTGTTGCTACTGTTACAGGAAATATAATCGAATGCACTTTTGGAACAAATGGCTATGCTTATGAAGCAAGAGACGCATTGGCTTCTACATCAAGAACTGGTTTTAACGTGATTGTTAGCCAATTTGGATCGGTTCAATTTGATGCTGGCGCTACCAACGGAGATATTACTTTTACCGTTGAAGAGCAAACCAAGGAAATCAAAAGCCCTCAAACTGGAGATTTCTTGCTTGCTGAGATTCGTCGTGGTGCATCTGTTACTGTTGGATTTGAGCTTAAAGACACTTCTATGGCATCTATTCGCAGAGCGCTTAACTTCTACGGTCAAACCATTGTTACCGATGATGCAGCATCTGAGGTGATCACTGGTTACGGATCAAACAACCTATTTAAATCAACTGATGATGTGGCTGATCAAGTAATCCTTAGACCTACCGATAAGGCATCAGACAGTGATGCAAGCGAAGATTTCACTGTTTATAAGGCTAAGCTTAAACTTGGTGAGCTGACAATGAGTGCAGAAAATGAGCTTGTATTGCCTATCGAAGTTATGGGATACCTAGACACATCTAAGTCTGGATTTGCTAACCTATTCTCATACGGAGACGGATCAGCACTTCCATCTGCTTAATGGGGTGTAAATGGAGTTCATAGCTAAGAAGAAAGTCCTTAAAGTGTCGATTGATGGGGTATCTCATGAGATGAGGTGCCCCACAATTGGAGAGCGTCAATCTTTTACTGAGAAGCTAAAAGACTGTAAACCAGAAGAGGCAGTTGAATTATATGCCAATTGGTTTAATGATTTGGGATTACCAAAAGAAGTTCTTTATAACTTTGATGCAGATGATTTCTTTGATTTCTTAGAGTTTGTAACTAATCCTAAAAAAAAATCTCAGAACTAGACATTTTTAAGGCTAAATTAGCTAGATTTTACGGCTGGTCTCCATCAGAGATTGATAATCTTGATGTAGAAACAGCCAGCCTTTATTGGCAAGCTATTGATGTTATAGAAGCTGGAGAGGTATTGTTAGAGTTTACAATTCAGGATTATCCAAATTTAAAGGACGATACAAGGAAGGCACTGTTTAAAAAGTTCGACAGCAAGCTAAAAGGCGTGCGAAAATCTGAAAAGAAGAAGCTTTCTAATAAGGAGCTGGCTGATATATTAAGCCGAAGATAACGGAGTATCATGGCAGATCAGAAGATTGAACTTGAGATAGTTTTAGACGACGGTTCTATCAAAAGAGCTTTCGGAACCATTAAGAAAGAAGCAGAAGAAACTGGTTCTATCTTTGGTGATGCTTTTAAAATCAAGTCTGTAACTGATTTGGCATCTGCAATTTATTTGGCTAATAACGCTCTTGGGGCATTTAAAAAAACGGCTGATGCATTAATTAATGAGGTGTTAGCTGGAGAAAAAATTGATGCCATAACTAAAAGATTTGAACTAATGGCACAATCTGCTGGCATTGGTGCAGAATCTTTAAGAGCTGGTATTGAAAAAGCCGTTGCTGGTACTGTTGACATGGAAGATGCGCTACAAGCTACTTCCGTCTCATTAATCAATTTACAAACTGGACTAAACAAAATACCAGAGCTTTTTGAGATTGCTAGAAGATCTGCTTTGCTATTTGGTGGAGATGCTTTATCTAACTTTGAAAAATTACAGCAAGCCATTTTGTCAGGCAATACAAGATCATTAAGAGAGCTTGGAATATTCATTAACTCCACAGCAACAATTGACAACTTCGAGAAAGCTATTGGAGCAGCATCTGGAGGTTTAAGTGATGCTGGAAAGCAACAGGCTATTTTAAATGAAATCTTAAAAGTAGGTAATGAGAGATTTCAAAATGTAAATGCATCAATAACGCCTGTTGATGAGGCGCTAAAAAAACTAAAGGTTAGTACTGGAGAAGTTGGAGACACAATCTCACAGTTTAGTAACAATGTATTTGGAACCCTATTCTCTCAGGCAATTAATAACGCTGTTAGAAGTTTAGATGTTTTTAATATTAAACTTGGAGAAGTGTTGTTAGGTCAAATTCCTACAGCAAAAGACAATGTTAAGTTATTAAATGATCAAATTCTTGAATTAGAAAAATCTTTATTGATGTCTCAGGTTAGAGGAGATGTCGATAGAGCTGCTCAGATCATGGCAGAAATTGATGCTTTAAAACAAAAGAAAATGATTGAGCAAGAGCTTGTAAACCAGCAAGCAACAAAAGCAGCTATTGATTTGCAGAATCAATCATCAAATGAAAAAACATTGGTTCAGTATTATGCCATTACAGATGCAATGAAAGAGCAATTTGCAGTTATGGATGCATACACAAAGATGCTGAAAGATAATGCTGATAAAATGGCATTAATCAGTCAGCAGATTGGTGGAACAATTAGAGCTGGATTAGTAAATGTTATTTCTCAAAGTATGCAAACAATGATTGGAAACCTTATAAAAGGTAAAGCAGCATTTGCAGATTTTGGTGGAGTTATATTGGGTTTACTTGGTCAAATGGCTATTCAAGTAGGTACAATCTTATTAACAACTGGTATCGGTATGCTTTCTTTAAAGTTCTTAGATCCATCTGGTGCCATTGCAGCAGGTCTCGGATTGATTGCATTAGGATCTGTTCTAAGCGCTCTTGGAGAAGGTGGCAAAGGCAATGAAGGTGTAACTGCAAATGGTGGTGGCGTGGCATTTACAGGCAATCAACCTCTTCCTACCGATCAGCAAGGATTGACATCATTTAATGCAGCAGAAAGACAACAGCCTAACACTATTGTTAACTTTACCGTTCAAGGAGATATTCTGGACAGCGATTCAACGCAGCAACGAATTGTTAGTTTATTAAATGATGCTATCGACACCAAGGGTGCTGTTGTGAGAGGGCTTGCATAATGGCATTAAATACAAAATGTAAATTTTATTATGGCATAGAAATTACAGCAGATAATAATACTTTAGATTTTAGCGAAGGATCTGGTGAGCTTAATGTAAATATTCCAGTAGGTATTTACTCTCCACAGGAAATTGCTTCAAAATTAACAACGCTATTTAATGCTGCTGGATCACTGGTTTATACTTGCTCGTTTAATAGAACAACTAGAAAGCTAACCATTGCTACAACATCAAATTTCTCACTTCTGATTGCATCAGGAACCCATGCTGGAACCTCTTTATATAATACTCTTGGTTTTACTGGTGGTATTGATTTAACTGGATCAAGCTCTTATCTTGCTCCTTCTTCAACGGGTTATGAATTTGTGCCTCAGTTTTATCTATTGGATTATGTTCCATTAGAAAATAACATAAGATCTATTCAAGCAAGCGTTAATGAAACAGGATCTGGTCAGGTTGAGACGGTTAGATATGGCAGCAAGCGCTTTATGGAGTGCTCTATTGAGCTAATTACAAATAACAAGTTTAATAGTTCTACATTCTGGACCAGCTCTCTCACTGGATTAGATGATGCAAGAAACTTCATGAATTATGCTATTCAAAAAAGCAAGATAGAGTTCATGCCAGATAAAGATATTGTTAGCGATTATTATACTCTAATCTTAGAATCAACTGAGATTGATCAAAATGGGTTAGGGTATAAACTAACAGAACAACTAGAATACGGATCAGGGTATTATAAAACTGGTCGATTGATTTTTAGGGAGATTACATAATGTCAGTAATTGATGGACAAAATGCAGATGCAGCAACATTTAATGCAGCATTTGCTAGTAAATCTAGCGATAATACGTTAACAGGAAAGCAAACACTTAATAGATCTGGATCTGGTTCTGCCATTACTGATGTTCAGCAAGCCATTAATGATGTAACAGCAGCAGATGCGCTTAAAATACCGCTTGCGCAAAAAGCTGCTGCAAATGGCGTTGCAACACTTGATGCTTCTACGTTGGTTCCAGTTAGCCAAATTCCTGATATTACATCTTCAAAGATTACAGATTTTAATAGCGCAGCAGATGCTAGGATTACAGCTCAAAAAGGTGCTGCGAGTGGAATTGCTCCATTAGATGCAACAGCAAAAATTAATTCGTCTTATCTTCCATCTTATGTTGATGATGTAATTGAAGTGGCAAATTATGCAGCTCTTCCTGTAACTGGAGAGACTGGGAAGATTTATGTAACTTTAGATACTAACAATACATATCGTTGGAGTGGTTCAGTATATGTAAAGATTGGTCAGCCTATTGGTTCAACGTCTGATGTGCCAGAAGGCACCAATCTATATTTTACTGCTGCAAGAGTAGCAGATAAACAGATTGGTATTCAGTTCCAAGATGAAGGTTCTAATCTGGGTGCAAGCGCTACTGCTGACACCATTGATTTTACTGGTGCTGGAGTTACAGCATCAAGAAGCACAAATAAGATTACGGTTAACATTGCTGGAGCTGGTTCTGGTGTAGTTCCAGAAGGTACGATTTTGCCTTATGGAGGTTCATCAGCTCCATCTGGGTATTTGCTTTGTGATGGAACTGCATATTCAAGAACTACATATTCAGCGCTATATGCAATCATTGGAACTGCATACGGTAACGGTAACGGATCAACTACATTTAACGTACCTGATTTGAGATACATGTTCTTGAGAGGACATGGACCTTATATCAATGTGACTGGATCTGGTTCAGCAGCATCAAACAACGCAACATTTACTTCGCATGGAATCACAAGAACAGGGATCAGAGTCAGGAAATCGTCTGGAACATTAACCGGCTTATCTGCAAATACCACTTATTATGCAATTGTAATTGATGCTAACACATTGGCATTTGCTACAACCTATGCAAATGCTTTGGCTGGAACTAAGGTTACAATTTCAGGAACCAACAGCGCTGTTATTGTTCAGTGGGATGATGCAGATGTTAACTCTAGGGTTGCTCTTAATGGAGGAAACACAGGGGCTAATCTTGGATCTTATCAAGAAGATGAATTTGAATCTCACACACACAGAGCTGGCTTTGGTGGGTCAGGTTCTTTTGTTAACTCTTCAACATCAACAGGCGCAGCAGTGTCGAGTATGATAGTAGAAGCATCAGGTGGTAATAACACTCGCCCTATGAACGTTATGGTTAACTACATTATTAAGGCTTGATTATGAAATATAATATTTATGATTCAATTACTGGAATATACAAAAAATCGATAGAACTAGATTATCAACCTGAGTTCTCAGTAACTGGGCATCTTCCAGAAGAAACACAATATTACACCATTGCTTATATAAATAATGAATGGGTGTCTGTTGTTAGACCAGAGTATGAAATTATTGACGATAATTTTGTTCTAAAAATATTAAATTAGGAGATTTAAATGGCAACATATTCAAATAATACAACGATTAAATTTAACTCTAAAATATCTGTATCTGTTACTGGAACCAGCAATACAATTTACACGGTTCCAGCTAACTCATATCTTGAAGTATGGCATTTGAACGCAGCAGTAACTGGTGCATCGAACGTACAACTTGTTTTAAGTATTGATGGGTTAACTTTATCTGGTCCATCAGCTCTTTCTAGTGGTTTGACTCTTGGATTAATTGCAAGCAGCACAACTATTACAGCACAGCCAAGAATTATTTTAGGTGCCGGTGCTGTGATCAGCTACTCTGGTGGAACAACTGGAGGCGGTGGAACAATTAAAGGAACTTTATTCTCTAATACACCATGAATACATTAGATTCTAAAACAAACATTCCATTATTTGCGATTATCTCAGTTATTCCTGTTTTAACTGGATTTATCATCTGGCTTTCATCAGTAGCATTTTCAGCCAGTAATGCAGAAAAAAGGATTGCTGAACTAGAATCTAAACAAGAAACTTATAATAATCTATTGGTTAGCATTAAAGAAGATTTAACGCTTGTTAAATATAAACTTGATATTAAGGAGAGAACAAATGGAAATGTTAAATAACTTGATTAAGCACATTAATGAATTGTCAGGAAGTCAATTTCTTATGAGCATTGTAATTGCACTTGAGTTTGCATTTAGAATGTTTAAATCAGAGAAGCCTCTTTCAATCATGTATCTCATTAGTGATCTTCTTAAAAAAGTTGGAGAGTTATTCCAGAAGCTAGGATCTTTGCTTGATAAGGTACTTCCTCAAAGGATTAAATGAACCCTGAGATTGTTTTAAAAATAGTTGAAGAGGGATTAATTTTAATTAATAAGCTAGTGCCAGATCAAGCTGTGAGAATCCAAAAGGAGATTAACGAAATAAGGGAGCTTTGGCTTTATGAATATTCTAAGGGGCATCTTCGCAACGATAGCATGCTTGATCATTTGGAGCTGCGCCTCTCAGGGTTACAGCAGTTATTCTCTCTTGCCTGTAAATCAGCGAACGATAAGATTAAGTCTTAACGGTCCTTATACTGAGTATCGTTGGTATCCAGAAAAACCATGTCCGTGGTTTAAGATCTTTCGATGCTATGATCCTGAGAAGATTGAAATTGATTTTGATTTCACAAAGCCAGAAGACAGAAAGCGCTTTAATGATCTTGGATTTGAGTGCTCTATTAGGAGAAAGCCATGAGCGAAAATATACCAAGATGGTTAGAAATAGCATCTCATGAGCTGGGTGTCTGTGAAATCGTTGGATTAGATAACAACAAAAGAATCCTTCAATACCATAGCGAGACAAGCCTAAAAGCTACAACAGATGAAATACCGTGGTGCTCTAGCTTTGTTAATTGGTGCATGAAACAATCAATGATCAAGGGAACTTATTCAGCATCTGCTAGATCATGGTTAAATTGGGGTTATCCATGTGAACCCATTAATGGATGCATAGTTATTTTAAAGCGTGGGAAAGATGAGAAATCTGGTCACGTTGGCTTCTTAGTTGGTCAAGATGATAACTTTGTTCATGTCTTAGGTGGAAATCAATCAAATAAGGTATGCATTCAAAAGTATGCAAAGCATGATGTTTTAGGTTATCGCTGGGCATTCAAGGTGCTAGGATAAATTATGGCTTATTCGCTAACAGCAAGAGCTGATGAACTTTTAAATGGAGTAAATGTTGAACCAAATCTGATCTTAACCATTGATGGATATGATCGGATCTTTGCAATTAGCATAGCAAAAATTTACACCACTATTGGGATGTCAGGTTTAACGATTGGTGGAGGATGGGTTATCGGTGGTTTAAGTAACTCAAGCAATTGCGACGAATATATTTCACTCGAAGGAACAACTACAAACATATCTCAACAGCTTGATTTAGATAAAAATAATGCATCAGGAACTCAAACAGTAAAGGTTAGGCTTGTTGATATAAATAGTGAAATCACTAGATTGATCAGCCCTAATTTTGAGCTAGATGATATTCTATATAAAAATGCCACGATTAGACTAGGATTTAAAGATGGAGCGTATCCAGAAGATTATGTTGATTTGTTTCTTGGAAAGATCCAGCAAATTGATGCAAGCACAGGATATGTTGAGCTAACCATTGCTCACCCCGAAGAGTTAAAACGATCAGAAATCTTTCCAAAGATTGAGACCACATTAGCAGCAGATCTTAATTATTATAGCGCTGTCGTTCAAGATTTAACTTGGTACCAACAAGGAGATTTTAATGGCATTGCTGAGGTACGCTACATTAATACTCCTTTTATTGGAGATAACGCTAATGTATCTGTTAGTGGAAATCTTATAACTGTTTCAATTGACAGTGGTGTAACAAAAGCAAAGACGATCAGAGAAACAATTATAAACTCCATTCAAGCAAGCTCTATTGCTGTGCCTGTAATTACTGGGAATAAAGATAATGTCCAAGTTACTCACCCAACTACACAGCTGAGCATTGGGAGCACTGTCGATGTGGAAGACATTAGTGGGTTCTTATTACCAGCAGCTCCTATGTTTAGAACTTATCTAAGAATAAATGATGAGTTGATGGAATACACTGGAATAGATACAGCAAATAATAGATTCACTGGTGTTACTCGACATGTTCTAACATCTGTTGGTAATAACCATAAAATAGACGACACGGTATCTAGTTTTTATAAACTTGGAGATAACACCGAAGATTCAAATGCTTTGGATTTAGCTTTAAAAGTTATGATCTCTGGATCAAATCAAAGCTATATTTCTGATCTTAGCGGAGTAAAATTTTATGATTTTGGAACTGGATCAACATATCCAAATGGTGTTTTAGTTCTTAATAAAGATTTAAAGCGTGATTATAATATTCAAATTGGTGATTTAATTGACATCACAAATGCTACCAATGTTGCAAACAACGTATCTAGTACAATTGAAGATTATGAAATCATAGACATTGGAACAATTATTTATGTTACTGGGGCAAGCTTTGTAACTGAATCAGGATCTGCGGCTAAAGTATCTATCGACAGCAAATATAATACACTTCCAAGTGGATGCGGATTTGTTCCATTTCAAGTTGATATTGATCGATTTAATCTTGTTAAAGAGCGCTTCCCTTCATCAATAGCAAATTATGAGATTTATTTAAAAGATACAGTAAAGCCGAAAGACTTTATTAATATTGATTTATTCCTGCCATCAGCTCTTTATTCTATACCTAGACAAGGTAAGGCGTCTGTCGGTATTTCGGCACCTCCTTTATATGAGACAGATTCAAATATTCTAAATATCGATACGGTAAAAAATGTTAAAAAGCTAAAAACAACTCGCTCTATTAACAAATATTTTTATAACTCTGTAATTTTTAAATATAACGAAGATTCGATAGACGATAGATCACTAAATGGAAGAATTGTTTATTCAGCAGATAGCCAAAATCGAATCAATGCACCGAACAAACCATACACAATTAATGCAAAAGGATTAAGACCGTCTGCACAGAATGATCAGTTGATTGAAAGAAACTGTAAAAGATTGCTTCAACGATACCAATATGGAGCTGAAACTATCCCTGTAGAACCAGATTTTAAAACTGGTTATACAATGGAAGTTGGAGATTCAGTAATCTTTGGAGATGGAGAGATTCAATTATCAGATTCTCAATCTGGAGATAGAAATTTCAAGCCAAGAGTGTTTGAGATCGTTAATAAAGAGTTTGACTGGAGAGCTGGTGCAATTAAGTTAAACATTGTGGACACCAACTTCTCAAGTGGTGTTAGGTATGGGGTCTGGTCTCCAGCATCGAATGTTGTATCTGGATCAACTACAACAAAGATTAAGATTCAAGATAGCTTTGGTTCAGATTCGGATAAAGATAAGTGGACACCTTATTTCAATAAAACAATTAGGGTTAGATCTCAGGATTATTTATTTACAGAAAATGTAAAGTTACTTGGATTTGATCCAGCAGATGATCATGCGATGTTAGTATCTGCAATAAGTATTGCACCTTCATCTGGTTATATTGTTGATGTTCCATTATATGATGATTTAAATGCTGGTGCTGATGCCTTATATAAAGCCGTGCATCCGTTCTGGACACCAACAGTAACGCTTCCATCTGGGTCTGTATCTTATGGAAATAACTATTTCTATGTATCGGCTGGAGATATTGGACTATTCTTTGTTAATGCGATTGTTAGGGTTAGATCAGAAGACTATTCAGTCGATACTGGTGGAACGATATACAAAGTAACTAGCGTAAATACGGTAACAAGATTTATAGGATTAAATGCAGATATTGGATTTAGCGCTAATGCTGGTTATAAAATTGATTTAATCGGGTTTGTTAGTGATGAAGGCAACCCATATTGCTGGCTATAAGGAGAATCAATGGGAACTTATGTGAGTAATTTAAAACAAAAGATTTATGAGGAAGATGTAGAAACAGGGGCTGCTGCATCTGAGGCAACAATGACAAAATTTGGAGGATCTCTCAACAAGATGCTTGATGAGACTTGGTACTCCCTTCACTGGATAGCGAACGGTAGCTATTGGATTACCACATATCCAGAGTATTCTATGGATAAGGAGCTATTAGTTCCATTTGACTGTGAGATTGTAAAAATAAGAGTCTACAATAAAACAGCAGGTGCATCAGGAACTAGCGAATGTGATATTGAAAAAAGACAGTTAGCCGGTTCTTGGTCAACAATCTTTACCACTAGACCAAAGATCCCTTATACATCTGGGGCAAATGCTCAGATTATTACTCAGCATCTTCCTACTGTATCGACTATTTATGCATCATCAGGAACAACGGTGCCGGTTCTTGTTAGCACTCAGCTAAATGCAAATGATGTGTTAAGGTTTAACTTTCTTGATAAGCAAGCAGCTTCATCAGAAGGATTTGGTATTGAGCTTTTATTGAGGTCTCGTTAATGAAAAAAGTAATTATTAGGAATTTAGACAATAAGCAAATTGATTCATTCTGCATGAATGATCCATATCAACTAATCGAAGAGCGCATATTAAAAAACTATTATGGCAAATCAGAGAGGCTAGAGAACGGTGTTAATCTTCCTGCTGATTACACAATTAGCATCGAAGATATTGATGAATCTGAAATAAACAAAGACTGGCTAAAAAACAGACTTGAAGAGTATCCAACAATGAATGATTTTTTAAATGCTTTTTTTGATGGTGGAGAAAGTGCATTAGAAGAATTGCAGCAAAAAAGACTATTGGTTAAGGAAAAATACCCTAAATAATACCTGACTCAGCTTTTTTAAGTCTCTTTTTATTGCAAGATGAGCACAGTTTGTCAGTGCCTTTGCGATAAGGCTTTCTACAGTTTGTGCAGGTTCTTTTTAAACATTGTGAACATTTTTCATAGCGTCCGCTATGAGTCGTCCCACATTCACAAATAATCAATAACCCTTTTTTGATCTTTCTTAGTGTTTCTGGATGATATGTCTTTTGTGGTAATGAGCTTTTGCAGGTGCAAACATATTGCAGACAGTCTGATTTGTGATCCATTTATTATCCTTTGTAATTAAAAGCCGGCACCGAAGGAAACCAAAACAAGGTTTAACCATGTTATGCATCGATGCCAGCTATTCGTCTTAGTGGCAACCGTGACGAATATTTCTAATCTTTTTTAAATTTATATAACTCAATGTGAGATAAGTGCTATGCGATTATAAATCATTCAATATTTTTATTTTTGTCCGTTGCCCATTGGTTAAAGGTATGAATAAAGTTAGTAGCTCTGTCTACAAACTCTTTTACAGCGCCGGTAATTTCTTTGCCTTCTTTCTTGGCTTTGTTCTCGATCTCAATAATGTAATTCTCAAGATCTTTCATTGGGATTTCTTCAAGAGTGCGCTTTTGAAACTTGCCAAAAGGGATAAGATATTTTGGTGATCCAACAGGATCTTCACTTGTTAGTTGATCGTTAAACTGCTTCATGCTCCAAGAGCTTTGTGGCTTAACTTGTGGCTTAACAATGGGATGGCTTGCTTGATTTCCATCATCATCAGCTTGAGTTATGCAAAACAGGCTTGCAAGCGAGTATCTGCGTCCATAGGTTATTGCACTTCCCATTCCTTGCATATTAACCTTATCAAGCATTAGATATGTTTTAGAGCTAATGCTTTCTCCAGATTCTGCATGAATTAGAGAAGTATTAACATACTGTCCATGTTCATCTGCGCCAGTGCCTTGAACAATTAAAACACCACAAGCGTTGGCTTGATCTTTAACAGCATCAATAACGCTTTCAAGCGTTGCATAATCATTTTTAAAATGAGGGTTCTTAGCATCTTTTAATGCATTCTTAATATTTTTCTGTGCCTGTAATAAAGCCTGTGCAATGTGTTTCATATCACTCCTTAGTTAAAATCAATTTGGTAGCTTTCATGAATGTCTCAAGCGTATAAACTTCATCTTTTGTTGCTCTTAAATATTCCCAAACAAGCTCTGCTGGAGAATCAACAATGCATTCCATGAGATAAACTGCGCCGCCTTGAATGTCGTTTTTATACTTCTCTTGAAACCATTTCTCAAATGCATTCTTATGATTATCAAACATAGAAATCCTCATATAATCTCTACAATCGAATAGCCAACATCAGAGCAATATTCTTCTAGGTTATATTGAAAATAATCGTGAAATGCTCGCTCATCAGCTTTTAAAGATTGGGACATCTCAAGATCGTTCCAGCACCGTCTCATATAATCATAAAGCTCTGTTTGATAAGCATGATCAACAAGATCTGACCAAGATTCAAAATCAAGCATAACTCCATCTGGAGACTTGATGTAATAAGTACGCTTAATTGGCTGATTTAAAATGATTGGTTTTAAAAGATTTCTGTAATCCATAGGTTGCCACCTTTGGATAACTTTTAACAAAACAACCAATAACTAGCTAATTAGTATTTATTATCAACTGAGGCTATTTTTTTCAGAAATATTAATGATAAATGTTTGTGGACCTACCTTTAAATAAACGGTGTTATCCATAACATGAGAGGATTGGAACTTGTTTCCATCTGGTGTTTGAATTTGCTGAATAAGTTCATCTAAAATCGATGCAATATCTTTGGCTGAATAACAATGTAGAAACTTTTTAGATTTGCTCATATTAGTAGGGTATAAATCTTGGTCCATATTCATCAATTGCTGCAAAGCCAAGTGTCCAGTCGTTCATCTTCTGGTTAGTATAACTTAAACCTTTTGATGTCGGATCTCCAGCCAATCCACAGTTTAACTCCCAAAGAACTTGGTTTTTAATGTTGCGATAAACAACTCCACCTTTATGTGTGTGTCCACCAACAAAGTTCATTTGCATAAAATCACGGTGCTGACCTAAGCGTGATCTATAGCCATGATGAAATGCAATGTCTTCCAAAATAAACTCTTCTCTTGGATCAATCACGGTATGAACATTATCGAAAGTATATATGTCTTTGAAATATTTCTCTATCCAGTGCTCCATTGCTGGCATTACTTCAAGGGTTCTTTTGAGCACTCTTGCATCATGGTTGCCGATTAGCTGGATACACTTAGCTTTTGGTGCAGCTTTCTTCATTTCAGACCAGAACTCTTCAAGATTCTTTCTGGCAAGCTCTTCCTCTTGCTTTGGAGTAAATACATTATGTGATCGTGGAAACTTGCCCCACGAATACTGGTCCATAGCATCTCCAAGTTGAATAATGTATTCAGGTTTAAACTTCTCAACAAAGAGTTTAAAATCTTGTTTTAAACTTGCATGGCTAAATGGTTCATGCAGATCTCCAAGGCAAGCAATCTTAGGATAGGATTTTCTTTTTTGGATTGTATTATCTTGGTGGTTATCAATGTGCTCAGCGATGTCTACTCTAAAAATCTCATTGGTTAATCTTTTGGCTTTTGGTGCGGGTTCTAGTCCTGCTGCTTGAATCATGATTGGATAACTTCCAAAGTTCTTATAAATCTGGCTATTGCTCATGATCGTTGTAATTTCATGCCAATAGGGTGTCCTACCTAACTCGATCGCAAGCTCACGAAGCTTGTTAATCAGCTCTTGCTGCTTTAAAGGATCTGCCATGATTCCTCCTTAGATATTCTTATGGTGTCTTATTTGAATAAGATTGCAAGCTATTTGGGTAGCCAGCCGTTTAAGCGCATTACCTTGATGATTGCCGTAGCAAGCTTATCAAGCTCACTGTGAGCTATTTTAACGCCATATTCATCAGCTATGGCATGAAGTAGCTCATGTGCTTCCGTCTCTTCCTCAAGGCGTTTAGATAGGTTTAATTTGATATATAGGTGTCTAGTGAGACTGTCGCAGTATCCTATGGTGTTAGGATCGTCTCCGATTAGTTCTTGGAATACTCTTTCGTATGTAATCCGTGGTTTTATTCTGACTTGATTTGGTAGCATCCTTCTTAGGATTGATTATTTCTAATATGATCTCAAGTAAAGGCTGGAAACAATTTTGATCATAACAAAGCTTTGGTCTTTTTTTATAATACCGCACATCATTAAGATTGTTGTTTAATATATTTAATAAATCATGTGAGCAAATGAAATATCTAAATCGCTTCATTCCATAATAATACCATGCCACAGATTCGAGGTTGCTTTCCTTTTGTGGTTAGCTCCGTGGCATGGCTTTGCGATATGCAAGATCAAAAAGGGATGTCAGAATCGGACGATTCATTAAAAGCTTGCTGAACAGGTTGAGCTGGTTTTTTGTTTTGATATTCTTTAACTAGATTGATTCTATCTTGCATTTCCATTGCATTGTCTCGCTGCTTTGGTTCTGGAATGCGATAATCTGGTTTTTTATCTCCAGCTTCTTTGTATTTATTTGGGAATGCTGAGAAGTTATGTTTCACACCGTTGATTTCAAGAGAGATTGAAAGATAATCTCCATACTGACCAGACTTAATCCAAATAGCACCGACATCTTTTTTCTTATTTTCGTTCATGTTCATTGCTTATCAAATTACTGAAAAATAGGCTTATTATTATAACTAATTATATATGTTTAAGCTTAATTAGAATTAATAAACAGCTTTCATATTTACTTTGATTTTTATTTATTTTAATTAATGGTTATTGCACCGAGAAATATAATTAAAATTTATTAGCCTTAATTGGCTTTTACTAAGCCCTACGGATGTCTGAGTGCAATTCAAACCGTAGGGCTTTTTTAATCTAAGGGTTGCATGGAATATTTTAAGCATTTTACTTCTGCACATGAAAGCAATTCACTAATAACGCTTCGCGATTTATATGGATCAGATGGTTATGCTGCATGGTTTATATTGTTAGAAATGTGTGCTCAAAAAATGCACAAACAATACGGAGGAACATTTACAGAAGATGATTGCAAGTTCATCTTTAGTGAAAGATTAGTTCGGGAGAAGTTACGCTTAAGATCAACTAAAGTTGAACTAATCCTGAACTCTTGTTCAACTTTGAATCTACTTGAAGTCACTAAAGTTGAAGATAAGTTTCACTTCTATATTCCTAAGTTGTTGGAATCATTAGATAGAGACCAAAGAAGAGCGCGGCAAGTGCGCGACAACGCCGCGCAAATAGCGCGCCTAGAAATAAGAAATAAGAATATAAGAAATAAGAATATAAGAAATAAGAAATTAGAAACTTCTGAAAGCGCACAAAATGCGCTTCAGTCTGTTGAGAGTTCTGGATCTAAATTATTTAAAGTTTATTCAGAAGCATTCTTAAATAGGTACGGTGTAACACCTACCAGAAATGCAAAGGTTAACAAAAATTGTCAACAAATATACGACAGACTTGGAGAGGATGCTTTTGAGGTGGTAAAGTTTTTTCTAACTCATAATGATTCATTTTATTTACGCACTCAACATCCGATCGGATCTTTGTTAAGAGATGCTGAATCTTTGCATACCCAATGGAAGCGCGGACAAGCAGTAACTGGAACTCAAGTTAGGCAATTTGAACGTTTACAAGCAACTAAAGATGCTGCTACAGAAGCAGCAGATTATTTCAAACAAAAGGAGAAATTATGATTGCTAGTGAGAAGGAGCAAATTGCAAAGATTTTAGCGGTTCATGCAGAAATCAATAATAAGTCCTTATCTGCTGCTGCAATAATCATCATGGTAGAGGCTTTAGAGGATTTGGATTTTAATTCAGTTTATTCAGCTTTAAAAAATTGGAATAAAAATAATAAAAATTTTCCATATCCATCAGACATTAGAAAATTAATTTCTCCAGAAGAAACTGATGAAGATAATTCTCAAGATGTTGCAAATGCAATTATCGCTGCAATTTCTAAATACGGTTATACAAATAAAGAAAATGCTGAATCGTATATTGGATCACTAGGCTGGGAAGTGGTTATAAGAATGGGAGGATGGAGACATCTTTGTGAGGTTGTCACGCATGAAAATGAAGGCATCTATCGTGCTCAGATCAGAGATTACTGTGGAACAATTTCTCGAAAAATGAAACGTGGTGATTTAAACAAAATGCCTGAACTAACTTCAAGCGATGAAATCAAAAATATTATTAACAACTCATTTATTGGTATCGAATGAAAGAGAATACTAAAAAAGAGAAGCCTCATAGAGAATATTGTATTTACTGTTTAGGTTCTGGATTTATTCTGGAAGACTTTCCATCAAACACAGCTTATCGATGCAGATGCAGTAACGGTCAATCATTGCCAAGCTTCATCAGCACATGGAACAAACCTCTCGTCAGAAAAACATTAACTGATTATGAATTAGCCGAAGCAGCTCGAAAGAAAAACTAATACGGCAAAAAGCGTTACTATAATTTTTTATGATTGTTTATTTTAACAACACTATGGTTAACTGACTTTCCTTTGTTGTTATCTAAGCCTGTTAGCTCAGTGGTTAGAGTGAATGAATAAAAACATTAGGTCGGGAGTTCAAATCTCTCACAGGCTTTTTTAGGAGAATTATGATTTACAGATTTAATACACAGCCAGTCCCACAAGATAAAATCGATACAATTAATAACATGCTTCAAGATCCGATCGTTGGAGAGGCATGGGATATTTTTGTTTCTCTTGGTCAGCCTCATAACCAGATGCTAAGCATGAATCAAATCAGAGCTAGAGAGAAAGCATGGCAAGAATATTGCGTTGTCAGAGATAAATACTTGAATCTTCCTCCGCTTTCGGTACCTTATGTTCAAGGAACCCAAAATAGATACAGAAACTAGGAGATTAAAATGCCAATCAAAAAAGGTTATTCAAAAAAAACTATTTCAAAAAACATTAAAACAGAAATGGCACACGGCAAGCCTCAAAAGCAAGCTGTAGCGATTGCACTTGATGTAGCTCGCAAAGCTAAGAAGGCTTCCAAAAAGAAAAAATGAGGGATTTTATCCTGATTCAGTCCCTTATTTTAGCTGCATGGCTCTTCTGGTTTAATACCGACACACCAAGGAGAGCTTGCAGCGATTATTTTCTTCTTGGTAGAACGTATGAAATATGCATCACAGACAAAAGACCGTTTGAAGACTAGAATCATTCCAGAGAAGGCAATCGAAAATCATATCCTTCGCTGGCTTAACATAACTGGCATCTTTGCATGGAAGAACCAATCCATTGGTATCTTTGATCCAGTAAAAAAAATTTATCGCAGATCTAACAATCCATTTCACATCAAAGGTGTCAGTGACATTCTTGGTATTCTTGCAGATGGAAGATTGCTTGCAATCGAAGTGAAATCAAAAACAGGAAAGCCAAGTGTTGAGCAAATTGAGTTTATTAAAAAAATAAATAACTCTGGAGGCAAGGCATTCATTGCAAGAAGCCTTGAAGACGTTCAGGAAGAATTAAACAAATGAAGTATATTATTTTAGGATTTTTTTTATTCGGATTAACAAATTGTTCAACTCTGATCGAGAAACGATCATCAGATGAAACAACAGCTCAGACTAGCGTAGTAACAATCCCCATTGTTGCTAAGCTAGTCGGAACTGCATTCATCCCTGATGCGGTTTACACCACAGCTCAGGAAAAAACTATGATTCAAAATGCTGCATCTAAGCTAAACGAAGTTGTTAAATCTCAGTGTTTTTACAATTTCATTGCAATGCGCAAGATGATTCAAACTAAAAATCAGACTTCAAAGCAGGTTGCTGATCACATTTCCAATCTAAGTGGTCTAATAGCCGTTTCTATGCATTTTAAAAGGTGGACCAGTGCCATTGCATTCAGAGAACCAAATGCTCTTAAAATCAATTTAAATAGAAAATATTTCACAGCGTCAAAAAATGCCTGTATCTGGGCTAGTACTATGGCACATGAAGCGCTAGGTCACGCTCTCGGTGGCTACGATCACGATTTTAAATACTCGCCCTCAAGAGATTACTCCGTACCTTATTCCATCAATGCTGCATTCGATGCTTGTTGTAGGTAATTTTTAAATCATACTGATATAGCTAGTTCGTTACCATTCTAGAACAGGTAACTTATCATCCTACTAGCTTCACTGAGCGTCCGGTAACTTCCGTGCTGGACGCTCGTCTATTTATCATTTATCTTTTTTGTCAGAGAGAGCCAGTGGCATCTCGTTATCAAATCCAGTGGAAAGATAAAAATGATCGAAATTAAATGTAAAGCCGAAAACTTCAAGCTCATTCCTATTGAGCAAATTATACCAAATCCAAAAAACAATAACCGTCACTCAATCGAGCAGATCAATGCTATTGCTAAGTTAATTAAGGCACATGGATTTCGTGAACCGTTGACGATTTCGAATCGCTCTGGATTCCTTAACTGTGGTCACGCTCGCTTAGAAGCCGCAAAGATTCTAGGCATGAAAGAGCTTCCTGTTATTTATCAAGACTTCGCATCTGAGGCAGAAGAATATCAGCACATGACAGCAGATAACGAGATCGCTCGCTGGGCAGAGTTAGACTTCCAAGGTGTTTACGATGCGCTGAAAGAGATTCCAGACATTGATACAAGCCTTCTTGGTATTGAAGATTTTAAATTGCCTGAAGTAGTAGAGCCTCAATGCGATGAGGACGAAGTTCCAGAAGCACCAGTTGAACCGATTACTAAACTCGGTGATATTTATAAACTTGGGAATCATCGATTAATGTGTGGTGATTCGACAAGCATTGATGCGGTTGAGAAGTTGATGGATGGGAATAAGGCAGACATGGTGTTTACTGATCCTCCATACGGAGTCTCATATCAATCAAACATGAGAACGAAATCAGAAAAGTTTGATGTTATTAAAAATGATGAAACATTTATTTCTGAATGGATAAACGTATTGCCAGTAGTAAGTCATGGATGGGTATTCGTATGGACTTCATGGAAAGTTATTTCTGAATGGATTGATATATGTGCTCCTATTGGAGACATGACTAATATGATTATCTGGGATAAAGGCGGAGGAGGTATCGGAGACTTAACTGGAACTTTCTCGAGTGATTATGAAATTGCACTTGTTTATAATCGTGGCGCAAAAATTACTGGCAAAAGACTTGGTAGCGTTTGGAGTGTTGGAAAAGATAAATCAATTGAATATGTTCATCCGACACAGAAACCAGTTGAACTTGGAGAGATGGCTTTAAATAATTGCACTAATTATAAAGATAATATTTTAGATCTTTTCGGAGGATCTGGTTCTACATTAATTGGATGCGAAAAAAATAACAGGAACGGATTTCTAATGGAACTTGATCCTAAATACTGCGACGTTATTGTAGATAGATGGGAGAAATTCACAGGAAAGAAAGCTGAGTTAATCAATGGCTGTTAATATTGATAAAGCCAAGTTAGAAGCAATGATGCGACTCAAGCCGACTCTTGAGGATACCGCAGCTTTCTTCCAATGCTCTGCTAGAACGATTGAGCGATTCATTCATGATCACTATGATGTAACCTTTGTCGAGTTTCGTAACCAAAGAATGGTACATACTCGCCATGCGCTAATCAGGAAGGCAATCGACAAAGCATTGAATGGCGATAATACAATGCTGATCTTTTGTCTGAAGAACTTATGCGGTTGGGCTGATAAACATGAAGTCGCTGGAAGTACTGATGCTCCACTTGCAATGACTTTAAATTACGAAAGAAAAGCAAAGCCTAGCGTAAATGAGCAATGACATTTATTCGAAGCCTAACTTCATCGACTTCTCACCTCGGATCATTCCTTATCAATCTGATGTAATCGACTTTCTAGATGACTGGAATTACTCGACAGGTACTCCTGAGATCTTGCTCTCTGGAAGTTACGGATCAGCTAAGTCTATCCTCATGGCTCATCTAACTGTCAGACACTGTTTAGAGAATCATGGCGCGAGAGCTTGCCTCGCTCGTAAGGCAATGCCAGATCTGAAGGATACGATCTTTAAAGAGATCCTAGAACATATCGCTGATGACTTCATCGAAGGAAAACATTACTGGGTAAATCACACCTCAGCTAAAATCACTTGGTTTAACGGCAGCGAGATCATTTCAAGGTCATGGTCAGATAAGAAGTACAAGAAGGGACGATCTCTCAAGCTATCCATGGTGATATTCGAGGAGCTAACTGAGAACAACGAGGAAGATAAGCAAGCCTTCGATACCCTCAAGGCTCGTCTTCGTCGTATCCCCACCGTTAAAGAGAACATCCTTATCGCTGCGACTAACCCTGACAGTCCAGCTCACTGGGCTTTTAAATATTGGTTCGAGTCAGAAAGACCAACTCGCAAAGTATTTAAATCAGTAACCACAGATAACCCATTTCTTGATCCAATATACATAGAACAACTTAAACAAGATTTAGATCCAAGATCAGCGCAACGATATATCTATGGAGAATGGATCGAGTTAGATCAAGATCGTATTTATTATTCTTATGATGCTGAAAAAAACTATCTAAAACAAGATTATGAAATAAATCATAACTATCCAATCATTCTGGCATTTGACTTTAACATTGGTCACGGCAAGCCAATGAGTTCATGCGCTATGCAATTTGTGAATGGTTCATTCCATATATTCGATGAAGTAGTTATCTCTGGAGCAAACACACATCAAGTAGCAGAAGAATGGATCACAAAAGGATACATCAAACCTCATAGAAAGATTTTGATTCGTGGCGATGCGTCAGGAGATGCAAGAGACACTCGATCAATTCTCAGTGACTACGATATTCTTAAACGTGCCTTTAATAATGCTGGTGCAATTGTTGAGATGCAAATTCCGAGATCTAATCCTCCTATTAGGAGAAGACATAATCTTGTAAATGGTTATTGCTTAAATGAAAATGGAAATAGAAGGCTATATATTTACAAGCGATGCACTGTAGCTCATGATGGTATGAGATTGACTGCGTTAAAAAAAAGCAGCGATATTGTTGAAGACGATAGCAAGCCATATCAGCACATCACTACTGCGATAGGGTATAGTATCGTCTATGAACATAACAACCTAGGTGCCGTTCAAATCGGTTCTAGCAGGAGATAAACTTAATGCTTAATTTACTTAATCCAAATATTAGAAAGCAAATTATCGAAGAGACAAATGGCACTGAAAATGTGGAGCGTAAAAAAGTCTCTTTTGGTCAATATGAAGTTTATCGTGATCGGATTTATCAACAAGTAAAAAGCTATCTCTCAGGATTTTACTCTAAGCAAACAATTGAAAATACTCCTATTGTTGCATCTGTTAACCTTGCTCGCCGTATCGTTAATAAAGAAGCTTCTCTTTATGTGAGAGAACCAAAAAGACAGTTTAAAAATGTAACTCCAGACCAAGCAGAAATCTTGGAGCAAGCTTTTGATGATATGAAAATTAATACTGTGATGAATAAGTTAAACCAGTATTACAAGCTTCAAGATCAAACACATTTATATATTGCTCCTAGAAACGGTATTTTAAAAATGATGCCTCTTATAGCTCATCAACTTGATGTTGTTCCATCTAGCGAAGATCAGGAAATTGGAGAGGTTTACCTTTTAACTGGTTTTAATAGAGTAATGGCTAATGAGAAAGTAACAGATTATGGCGACAGCATGAATCAACTTATTGCTGATGAAGATGATTATAAATCTGCAAATCAAGCCATTGCAGTCTGGTCTCCAGTTTTTAACTTTGTAATGGATACCGAAGGCAATATTTATCAAGCAAACAGCTACGATAACCCTATCGGTGGAGTGGTTCCATTTGTTGATATTTTCTCATCTAAAGATGGCGAATATTGGGTCAGATCGGGAGCTTCATTAACTGATTTCACTATTCAATACAATGCAAGTTTAACAGATCTTGGAAACATTGTTAGAATGCAAGGCTTTGGTCAGGCATGGCTTAAAGCTCCATCGAATCTTATTCCAGAGAATATCCAAGTTGGACCTAACTTTATTTTAAGATTGCCTATTGATCCAAATAATCCAACTCCAACTGATTTTGGATATGCAAATGCAAATCCAGATCTTTCAGGATCTTTAGCTTATATCGAAGGATTGCTTTCAAGCTTCTTAACTTCAAGAGGTGTTGATCCTAAATTGGTCAATGCTAAGTATGATTCTATTAAATATTCAAGTGGAGTTGAAAGACTTCTGGCAATGGTGGAACAGTTTGAAGCATCTGAGCAAGATTCAGAGCTGTTTGAAGATGCAGAGAATAAGATCCTAAAAATTGTTATCGCTTATATTGAAACTTATGGTGGAACTCCAGTTCTTCCAAATTACCCGAAAATGATTTTTCCAAAAGATGCTTATGTCGAAGTAGAGTTTGTGAAACCTACAGACATCCAATCAAAAGCTGACAAGCTTGCAGACATTCAGCACAGGCTTGAAATGGGATTGATCTCTAAAGTTGAAGCAATTGCAGAAGATCGTGATATATCTGTTGAAGAGGCTAAAATTGTTCATGATCAAATAAATCAGGTTGAAATGATTCAGCCAACTCCTAATGCAAATCCTTTATTGATTAGCAATGAGTGAAGCAGGAATCAAACTAAGCAAATCCAAAATCACACAAACAATCGATCTTAATGATGTGATCGGTTCTGATATATCTAGCGATGAGGTTCTTGTTAATCGTATTGGTCAAGCCATCATTGATTACATGGAGAATCGAGTTAGTGATGGAAGAGGATTAGATAACGTCAAACTAAAGTCTCCATATTCAGATTCTTATGCAGACAGCCTTAACTTTAAAGCTGCTGGAAAGACTAAGAACAATGTAAACATGAAACTTAGTGGAGATATGCTGGGATCAATTGATCTTTTAAAGGTTGATGGATCAAAGCTAACTATTGGTATTGAAGATCCAGATCAAGCAATCAAAGCTTATGGACATCAAACAGGATTTGAAGGACACCCATTTTTAAAAGGACCAAAGCGTCCATTTTTTGGTGTTTCTACAGAAGAACTTAAAAAGAAAGTTCTAACTGATTTTAAAAAAGAGATCGAAGCCAAGAAAGTGACATCATTTGAAACACAATCAAAGATGATAAACTTAATTAGGGGCATTAAAACACTAGGAGATCTTCTCAAATGAAGATGGGACTAAAGATAAATCAAAACACTATTGATAAAGCTGAGACGGAAGTTAAATTAAAAATCCAAAAAGCCATAACAAGCCCTGCATTATTGTCAGATATTGCAGAGGTAGCAATCACAGACATAAAATATCAAGCTCGCAGAGGTGTTAGCACCGAGACGGATAGTAAATTTAAACCGCTTTCTTCAAGATGGATTAAACAGAGACAAAAAATTGCACAATCAACAGCAGTTCATGAAGCATTTCAAGCCAATAGATCAAACGTTACTATAACAGGACAGTTACTTGATGCAATGAGCAAAGTTTTAACTAAGACTGGTATTGCCATTGTCTTTAAAGGAATACATAAACCGTATTTAGCAAAGAGAGTTAGGAAGAGCGGTAACAGAACTATTGGAAAGCCAATAGATAATGAAACTCTTTCTGAATATGTAAATGAAGTTAGACCGTTTTTTAAAATAAGAGAAAGTCTTATTCCAAGATTAAAAAACATTGTAATTAGATACATAAGACGTAAACTTTAAATATTAACTTGAAACATAAGAAGGAGAATATCACAATGAATCAAGATCCAGTCGGTCTCAGTGAGACACCTAGCCAATCCAGTGGAGAGTCTAGCGAGAAGGATGTCGTTAAATACGAAACTTATCGCAAGGCTATTGGGGAACTAAAATCCTTAAAAGCAAAAATGGGTGAGTATGAAACGAAAGAGCAAGAACGTGAGCAATCTCTTTTAGCAGAACAGGGAAAGTTTAAAGAGGCGCTTGAGTCAGCAATTTCCAAAAGGAAAGAGTTGGAGCAAGCACTTGAAGCCAAGGAGAAGGCATTTGCCAAAAAGATTTTCACTAAGGAAGTTCAAGAAGTTGCGCTTTCATTAGGTGCTCGCAAGGATGCTCTTGATGATATTGTGAAAGTTGGTGATTGGTCTTCTGTGGAGATCGATGAAAATTTTAGCATTAATAAAGAACAGCTAAAAAATCAAATTGCCAGCCTAAGCAAGTCTAAACCGTTCTACTTTGCTAGTACAGCAACCGCACCAAGAGATGTAAACACTTCAAATGCGGTTGCACCTACTGACAAAAAGATCGAAAATATGTCAATTGAAGAACTCAAGGCTAAAATTATAGCTTTGAAATAACAAACCAAAAAGGGGTAAATCATGGCTACAGAAGTAATCACAGGTAATACTGAGTTGGTCGCTACTAAACAAGCGCTCATCTCTTCACTTATTCAAAAAGAACTTAAATTCAAATCTAAACTCTTGCCAACAGTAACAGATCTTTCTGCTTTCGCTGTTAAAGGTGCTAAGTCAATCAGCTTTCCAAAGCTGAATTCTTTCACTGTTGCAAATCGCTCATCTGCTGCTGCTGGTGATATTCAAGCTTTGACATCTTCTGTCGATACTCTTGATCTTAACATCAATGCTTATGTTAGCTTCTTGATCGATTCTTTCGATCTTCAACAGACAGCTATCGATGCAGAGATGGAATATGCTAATCGTGCTGCTTCTGCACTTGCTCGCTACGTTGACACTCAAATCATCAGCGTACTTGAAGCTGCTGCTGCTACCGATGTAGGAACTGCTCCTATCACTGCTGACATGATTCTCGATGCTCGTGAGCAATTGCTTAACAGCTTCGCAGATCCTGCTGCTTGCGTATTTGTAGTTGGTACCGATCAAGAGAAAGCAATGCTTAAAATTGCTGACTTTGTTCGTGCTGATTACTATGGTTCTTCTAACATCGGTTCTGGTGTTATTGGTTCTGTCTATGGATTGCCAGTATTGGTTCATCAAGGAGTATCTGCTGGTAAAGGATACTTCTACTCTAAAGATGGAGTAGGTATCGCATTTCAGAAACAAATCACTATGGCTGAGCAAGCTGAAATTGCATACGGCACCGGCGCTAAGCGAGTTGCTATGGATATGCTATTCGGCTGTAAAGCTCTTCAAGTTGGTGAACTTGGAGCTGCTGCTGGTAAATCTCCATTGATCGTTAAATTGTAATTTATAAAGGAATAGCTTGAGGACAGATACTCTTCCGACAGCAATTCCTAACTATTTAGCCGCCGTTACTCCTATGGGGTTACGGCGGCTAATGTTTATTAATAATGCTCGAATGGGAGCGCATGTTAGATACTTCGACATTCAACAAGCAAACATTAACGGTCGCATAATGTGGGTTGCATGGTTCTATGAAAACATGGACGACAGAACAGCGATGAAAGAACTAGGAGAGGCTAAATAATGGCACTCACCAGAAGTTCAATTTTAGATAGAGAATTAAACAAATTTGTAGAATCTCCATCAAGATCTGGAGAACCTGCGATTGAAGTCGTCTCTGGATCTAAATTTAGCATTCCATCAAATGCAGTATGTTACACATTGACGCTTTCAACAGATGGAGCTTATTACACAGAAGTTTATAGATTTTATTCATCTGGAACACCGACATCTCCAGTTGGTCTTTTAAAAACAATTACTCTTTATTACACTGATTCTGCAAGATCTGTAGAATATGGAGGGATTATTTCATGAAAAAAAGATTTAATCCTTTTACTGGGACGCTTGATTATGTTGGAGATGGAGGTGGAGGTGGTTCTTCGCTAACCATTAAAGATGTAGTTGATGCAATTTTGCTAGATTCAGATGAAACAGCAACACTTCCAGTGGCATCTATATTATTTGATAACGATTCGATACTATATAATGATGATGGAGAATTATGAATAGTCCACATATTGTTAGAAAATCAAGCTCACCTTCAAGCGCTCCTGTGGAAGCCGGTATCCATTGGATCAATACAACTACAAAAGAAGAGTATTTTTCTGTTGGAACTTCATCAATCAATGATTGGATTAAAAGAGGAACAACTAACACAGCAGATGCGCTTGTTACTACTGTCTGGAACCAGACAGGATCTTCAATCCCTGCATTCAGCGTTGTTTATATTAATGGATCTCAAGGAACTCTTCCGACAGTAGCACTCTCTCAAGCAAATTCTGAGGCAGCGTCAACAGGAACTTATGGAATTACAACAGCGTCAATTGCAAATAATGCGCAGGGAACTGTTGTAGCTTTTGGTTTATTAGAAAATGTTAATACAAACTCATTTACAGATGGTGATAAATTGTGGCTTAGTCCAACTGTTGCAGGTGGAGTTACTACTACAAAGCCTGTTGCACCTAACCATAGTGTATTTATTGGTACTGTTACCAGAGCACATCCTAGCCTTGGTAGAGTAGAAGTTAAAATTGCAAATGGATATGAGTTAGAAGAATTGCATAATGTTTTAATTACAACTCCAGCCAACAATCAGGTTCTGAGCTATGATTCAGCAACATCATTGTGGAAAAACACAACACCAAATGCAGGAACTGTAACGGCTGTTTCAGTGGCATCTTCAAATGGATTTGCTGGAAGTGTTGCAAATGCTTCTACAACTCCAACAATTACTCTTTCAACATCAGTTAGTGGTATTTTAAAAGGTAATGGAACATCAATTAGTTCCGCAACATCTGGAACAGACTACGAACCACCAGTAACAAAAGGTAACTTAACAGAATCAACATCATCTGTTCTAACTGTAACTGGTGGAACTGGATCTGTTATCGGATCAGGAACAACGATACAGGTAAAAAAAGCAAGCGCCACGCAAGATGGATACCTTGGAAGCTCTGACTGGACAACATTTAACAACAAACAAAATGCCATTACTGGTGCAGCATCAACGATTACCACTACTGATTTAACACAAAATAGGGTTTTATTATCTGATGCGTCTGGAAAGGTGTCTGCATCAACTGTAAATAATGTCACCCTTGGATACCTTGATGCTTCATCTAGTATTCAAACACAGCTTAATTCTAAACAAGCAACGATTACAGGTGCAGCTAGTACAATTACAACAGCAAATCTAACAGCATCTAAGGCTTTAGTTTCAGATGGGTCAGGCAAGGTTGTTGCATCTTCTGTTGCTAGTTCTACGCTAGATTTTTTAGATGCTACATCAAGCGTACAAACTCAACTAAACTCTAAAACATCTCTTGGATCTTCTGCACCATCAAACGTTAGTTCTGCCGGTTCAGTGGGTATTGCTACTGACGCAGCTAGAAGCGATCATGCTCACAGGGGTATTTCATCATTTTCTAAAAATGGTAGCTCTCAGCTTTTTGGTGATGTGACAATATCTGCTGGCACTGGTGTTACACTGACTCAATCTGGTCAAGATATTTCAATTGCATCAACAGGCGGAGGATCTGGAACGGTTACAGATGTTTCTGTAGTTAGTTCAAACGGATTTGCTGGGACAGTTGCAAACTCAACTACAACTCCTGCGATTACTCTTTCAACTACTGTAACAGGATTGTTAAAGGGAAATGGAACCGCAATCAGTGCAGCATCTTCTGGAACTGATTATGAACCGCCAG